TACTGTAAACTACAATAGGAAACACAAATAATTGTGGAATAACCGGCCTTTACTGCCTTTTGCGTTGTCTTAAATTTCATGTGATACACCCCTTTCAACAATTCACGCTGTTAGCTGCACGGCGTTTATACATGGCTTTCAAACTTTCGGCGGGGGTCATATCCGCCGCTTTCGGCTTTTCCATTTCTACCGGCTGCATATCCCACCACGATTTCCCGCCGCCGTTCATATCATAGAACGAAAGAAAACTATTCACATGGCGCATTGTAGTAGCAGAATAACCGCCCCACATACGAACGAACCGCCCCGCCGCCGTGATACGGCAAACAAAAGTATTATAAGAGTGTAAAACTTTTTCGCCGTTTTCCGTTTCAATGATTTTTGCCTTTCCGTAAAAACTTTTTGCCCGGTCATACCCACAAACGGGTAAATCAAAAATCTTTTTCATATAACAATCAGCCTTTCATAATATATTCCGTTCCGTTTTCCCATTTTCGGCCTTGATACGCTGAAAGCCTATTTCACCGGCCTACATGGGGAAATGTACGGGGATTTAATTTTCAAGGTGCATTTGCATTTACTGCCTTTCGGTAAATACAAGATAGCATATTTGCATTTACCTGTCAAGCGTAAATATAAAAAATAATCAAGATTTTTTGCAAATAGGGCAGCTATACAATATAAAGGGATGAAAAATATTCCCGCTTTCAGATCAGGCCGAAACCCCGGCAGCGCCCACGCCGCCCCGGTAAAACCCGCCGCCGATCAGCCGGGAAAGAAAAAGCCGCCGACCCCGGAGCGGGAGATCGGCAGCTCTATCATAGTCGCAGACCCTCGCCAGAAAGTCGTAAAGTCGTTCGGGCGAAAGTCGTAAAGTCGCTCGGCATAGTCGTAAGCCATAGTCGCAAAAGTCGTGAAAGTTGCTCAGTCCTCCGGGTCATAGTCGCTGGACGCACCCACCACATCTTCCAGATACTTCTTCTCCAAGTCCTCGGCAGGAACCTGCTCTCCGAGCTGCTGGTTGGGTGTCAACACAACCTCCTGCTTGTCCGCATAGCCCATGTTGTTCTTCATCAGGAAGATACCGGCGACCGGATTGATCTTCCCGTTCTGCATATAACTTTCCATCTGAGCGTTCAAAAGTTGATACGCCTTTTTAATTAAGTTACGGCTCTCGGGGGGTAGCGTCTTACTATCCACCCCATTTGCCCATGCCCATATCGTCTTTCTATCCACTCCAAAAGCCAATGCCATACCAGCAACAGAGGGCTTCATATCGTCCTGAGCGCACAGAGCAAAGTACATACCCATACGCTCTTTGACCTGTTCAGGTTCTCTCACATTCACATCAGGCCAGTCCATCATGACCATCGAATGTTCCAGATATTTTCTATTGTCACCCGGCTCTGTATGGACGCTCATGGCTTCCTTACGATCAGGCCGAGTGCGTTTCTTCACAATTTCATCTGCCATAGTCGTTTTCTCCTTTCAAAGTCGCCAAGGTGATAAAGGTGAGTAATCGGGTGCATTTCCCTATAACTATTTCTATATACGCGCGTATAAGAGAGAGTTATAGGCATTTATGCCTGATTACTCACCTAACTCACCTAAAATACGAAAAACAATTTTTTAAAACACGCCAATTTGAAAAAAGTCTTTGCAAAAACACTCACCTTTATTACCTTTGTCACCTAACTACCAGTCGGCATTGATGACCACTTTGTTTCCGTGGGCGAGTGCTTCCGCCACAACACTCTCCACACCGTCCCAGTTGTAGACCTCTTTCTTTACGGCGTAATCGACAAACTGCTTTGCCTGCTCGTTGTCAAGAACCATGTCCTTGCCGTACCAGTCATTATCCTTGGTACGCTTCTCATAGGGGACATAGTAACCGAGCTTTTCCAGAAAGTCGTACCAAAGCCGACCACCGCTGTCGGTGCTGGCAACATCTACCGTATTGATGACCTCACCACAATGAGGGCAACGGACATCTTTGCGTTCCATGACCGTAATATCAAGACCCATTTTCCAACACCTCCTGCGCCATCTTCACCAGCTCGACCAAATCATAGAACCGCCGAGGGTCTAACCCGGTCTGCCGCTTCACCTTGTCCAGATGATAGGTCACGGTGTTCCTGTGCATGAAAAGTTGACGAGAGACTTCACCAATATTCATGCTATGATTTGCCATCGCCACAACGATGTGAGCGTCTTCCTTATTCATGGTCGATCTCCTTTCGCAGCTCGTCATAGAGTTCCGAAAAGCGGCGGTTCCAGTGGCGCAGTCGCCAGAGGAATAGACAGCCTACAACAATCCACTCAACGGCGGCGATAGTTGTCAGAATGTCACTCATGTCCTATGCTCCTTTCTCGCAAAGCGGTTGAGCAACACGCTCACGGTGAGCTGACCAATCCTGTTCACATAGGGGCAGTTGAAAAAGTCAGGGAGAGGAACGCTGTTGCCGAGGTCGATGACCAGATCACGGGTGTTGTAGGAAATGTCCTTCGTGATAGTCGGCGTGGCGTAAATCACCACATCACGGTTCATTGTGGCCTGCAAGAGACTCTTGGTTTTGGAGTGCGCCACCGTCACAGTTGCATTACCGAGGGTGAGGTATTTTGCCAAGTTCTGAACAGCGTGACCCCGGCCTACAATGGTAATGTCCTTAGCATGAACCAAGTCCAACGCAAGCAGGAGCGCCAAAGTCGCCTGAGACACCGATGACATTCCCTGTGAGTAGGAGTGGTCAATGTCAACCTCAGCGGTGAGCTTAATGTCAGACGGGACGGTTTCTCTGTCCACTACCACGGCCTTGTACGGAGGGCAAGGGTACTGAGTGAGGTCACAGTCAATGCCTAACAGGTCAGCCTTGCGCTTGACCGCTTTCAGAAATACGCTCTCGTAGGAACCCAACAACAGCAATCTGCCGGTAGGGTGGAAGCGGGTGGTTTCCTCGTCCAAGGTGGCGGAAAGCGTTTTGATTTGCTCCATTACATCATTCATGGTACTTCTCCTTTCTTTCGAAGTCGTGGAGGGCAATCATCTTTTCACGGGTGAGCTTGTCAACCACCCGACCGATCTCCGAGTAGCCGCAGACCGCCGCCAGCCGTTCGAGGTTGCCCTTGGTCTGCGCCGTGACTACGATGGAAATACGGCGAAGGTTCTTTTTCTCAGTCTTCATCGCTTTCCTCCTTGTTGCCATGAATGGTAGCAGAGATGAAAGACTGCAAGAGAACAAAGGCTTCCTCTTTGGTCGCACCCGCATTGAGTAGCGCCCTGTAAAAATTCAGAGACATTTCAGCCAAAGCACCAACGGCGTTTAGCAACTCTCTCACAGCATCATTATTCATCGTCCTGTTCCTCCACGAAAATCGTTCCCTCGAACCCTTCCGCTCGACCGAGAAGTCTCCACAGTCCCTCGTCCTGTTCACCGCAGCAGGGGCAGGATTTGGCGGCGATTTTTCCGAGTTTCTGAGGAAAGTTCTCGTCTTCCTCGACATACAGAAGGTGTTCGCACTTACGGCACATGAAGACGGTGAACATCGGGGGTAGTGGGATAGGCCGCTTTCGTCCACAACGATGACAGACCCACTCGTGCTTCCAGTCTTCACGAGTCATTTCATTGCCACATACACACTTTTTACTCATGTTTATCCTCCATTCGGTCGCAATCGTCAGAGATTGCACAGTCTTCACAACCTTTATAATAGAAGCAGTCCCGGCAACAGGAAATGGCAGGCATACACCGCTCGGCGTATTCTTCACAGTTGGCAACAGGGCAAGTGCCATCAACGCAGGCAACGCCCACATAATCGGGGCAGTATTCAGGTTTCATCATTGCTGTCCCCTTCCGTCAAAGCTCTTGCGAGATCGTCAATCATCTGGTGCATGACTCTATCGCCAATATCATCTTCGTTCTGACACCAGAAGGAAAATTTCAGGTGTAGCAACTCATGCACCAGCGTCTTTTCAAAATTGAACGGCACAATGCGGTCGCCGTAGCAGGCAGGGTTGATGATCTCAATACGAGCGGTCTTAATTGCTTCTGACCACTCGGTACAGCCTGCGGTATTACGCACCATCATTTCTTCGGGGTAAAGGTGGGTCAACAGCTTTATCCGCCACTCCTGCAAGCAGAGTTTCCGTTTCCACTTTTCCAGCAGGGCGAGTTCATCATTGGTGGCAATCATACTGTCACCTCTTGTTCACGAGGGAGTTTTACGGTGTTACCATCTTTCAGATCGTCAGTGCTGAGTTGATAGGACACCAACTGCATACCGTGAGCCGTGACCTCTACACCATTGAAGAACCCCGCAATAATGCCATCGGGAATATCAAGAGTAATTTTCATCACGGACGCTCCTTTACAATGCGGATTTTTCTCAGGCGTTTGCCGCACCGCTTACAGATTTCATAATTGCTCTGCCAGCGGTGAGAACCATTACGACACTTGACCTGAATGTGAACATACGGGTCTGCTGTGTGGATACCGAAGCGGCAGAGGATAGAATTGCATGAATGGTTCATTAGGACGCTCCTTTCAGTCTGAGGTTCTTGTAGACGGGGTAGCCCTGATACACGACCTTGCCGCCGTGCCACTCAGGGTGCGTTTCCATGTCGGCATTGAACCGCTTGGCAGAACAGGCAAAGTACCCGTTGGACTTGCACCAAATCTTGTATGCGTCAAACAGAGACTTCGAGCGGGTGTTGACCCCCTCAGCTTGCTCACAGCGTTCTTCGAGGAACTGCAAGCACAGATCGTTGTCACGCTCGTACTGGTTGACTACCTTCCGCATGGCGGGGGACATTTTCAGACCGAACCGCTTGTACTTGAAGTATCCGGCGACCAGCCAAGCGAAAATGCCCTGCATAGCTTCCTGTGTCTGGAACTCATTTTTCAGGTTCTTGTCCTGCTCCGCTTCGGTGAAGTGGCGGTTAAACTCAATGACCCGTACACGGTCGGAAGCGAACAGGGACTTATCGCTGACGGTGGGAAGATCGTTACAGGAAAGCCAAAGGGTGAACTGCGGCAGGAAGGTCGTGGCAGTCTCATAGAGGTTCCGGGCTTTGATTTCCTCGCCGCCTGTGAGCTGCTTGATCGTTTCCTCGTCCAGCTTGCCGTACTGGTTGCTCTCTGCCATCGTGACGAACCGCTTGCCTTTCAGAGAAGCCAGCATGGGGTTCGCTGCTTCGGCGTTCTTTGACCGCTCTGCCTTACAGATGATCGACACGGGAGACACGGAAGCATAATCACCGAGAAGGTGGTGAATTGCCGAGAGCATGGTAGACTTGCCGTTGCGGGTGGTCTTGCCGTGGAGAATGAACATACATTCTTCGTTCGCCATACCCAGCATGGAGTACCCCAGCGCCTTTTGAAGATAGTCAGCCTTGTCTTCGTCATTACAAGTGACCTCTGCAACGAACTTCTCCCAGCGGCGACACCGTGCGTCCTGCAAGGTGTAGTTGAAGTTGGTCTGCATGGTCAGGAAGTCTTTCCAGTCGTGTTCCCGGAACTCCATCTTTTCGAGGTCGAAAGTGCCGTTCTTGCAGTTGATAAGGTAGGGATTTGCGTCAAACTCCGCCGAAGCGATAGGAAGCACACTGGCAGCGTCCTTCATCAGCCGGTCACGGAAGCGCCGGTCGCCCATTTTCACGATGAACTTCATGTACTCAGAACGCCGTTCTTCATTGGCGATCTCGCCGCAGTAGAGAGCCATCAAGCGGCAGAACTCTTTGATCTTTTCAGCCACCAGCAGAGAACCCGTATCCTTGCGCCATGCTCCCTCGGAGTAGGTGAACCAGCTTTTCGCTTCGGGGCAGTAGCGGGTATCGTTCTTGTAGCACTCGGAGAACAGCTCCGCCATGCCGGACTCGTCCCACGAATATCCCGTGCCGCTGATCGGGTGACTATGCTCAGGCTGTGCTTCCTTAATTTGAAACATCACACGGGATTGAGCTTCGTCCATGATGTAGCGACCATTGGAGAGCTGAAAAAGCTCCTGATCTTCTTCGGGGGCAGTCATGATTTCATCAGCCATTTTCAGCACTCTCCTTTGCGAACTTTTTCAGGGGTTGAAGGTCGGCTCTGACCTTCTTGATATACTTCTCTACGATGGACTCAACCTCGTAGTGGGTGACGGGGCTGACCACAGAGCGGTCAAAGGCTCGTGCGATCTCATGAATTTCCCGTATGCGGTCAACTTCGTTGCGGTAACTGACAGCGAATTGCTGACCGTTTCTCATGGCAACCGTGAGAACAAAGGGATATTCTGACCGCTGACCCTTACTACTCGTGACAGTAACAATGTCTGCGACATTGAGAAGGGTTCCGTTGAAATTGTAAAGCATGGGTTCACTTCCTTTTCTTCATCGCTCTCGCCAGCACCAAGGCGGCGCAGTCCTGAGAGTCTTCGTCCCACCATGCACACCGCTGTTTCTGGCAGGGGCAGAGGGGAATGTCTTCGGGGCAACTCATAGACAACGGGCAGATTTTCTTCTCACTCTCCATCGTCTACACCCCCCCCATAGAAGAAAGCGTTCTTCAAAGCGGTGTCCACATGACGCATGATCTCAGGTGGCAGGGTGCAAATGTACTTCCAGTCTTCGGTCACATCAATGACTCGAACCTGTTCACATTCAATCATGCTCGGCTGTAAACTACCCCAAGTGACCGCAACATGGGTCGGCATTTCCAGTCGCTTAAACTTGGTGGTCAGGGGAACGACAATGCTGGTGGGCGAGAACTGGTTGCCGACATTGTTCTGCACGACCACCCACGGACGCTTACCGGCCTGAACATGACCGCTGGCAGGCAGAGGAACATCAATGACAACAACATCGTCACGCTGATAAGGTTTCATAATTACCTCCTGTATCTGGTCACGCTGTTGACAATCAACTCGACCTCGGACTGAGGGAGCGGGGGCTTGCAAGCCTGTTGATTGGCATACAGCAGCTCTTTGTAAATTTCTGCTTTGGTGTATCCTTGGTTGTGAAGTTGACCCGCCAGAGAAGTCAGGCTGAGGTTCCGGCTTCCCGGTGTGATAGGCGGGTATTCAGGCTTCAAATGCAGCTTGCCATTTTCGGGGCGGCGGTAGATGGGGGAATAAATACGCTGAGGGGCGACCGTACCTGAGCTACTTTCTTTCGGTGTGTCGGGAAAATACTTCTCGATCACATAATCAATCGCTGACTGGTTTTCAACGATCTCGGAAAAGATCAAAACCTCGCCGGTCATGATGAAGTACCGATTACTCTTGTAAATCTCCACGGCGGCACGGTTATTTTTGCCCTTGAAGGGCAGTTCACCACGAACGAGAATGTGAACTCCTCTCCCGCTCCGGGACTTTTCCGTGTAGGAGTGACAACGACCAATAATATCAGCCGCCAGCGGGTTTAGAAGCCCATCAGTAAAGCCATCGTCAATGTCGATACCTACGACCCCTGTATCGTGAAACACATAGCCAAGGCCGTCATAGTAGCCGTGCTGGACATTGTGTTCAGCGTCAATGTAATTTGACCATGTATCCGGGTTAGATGAAGAAGCCGCCTTTCTGACGGTGGCCTGCATGGGAACCTTTGACCCGTCCCATACATTGACCCATGCCTTTTCCCCTCGAAGTTCAGCGGGTATATTCAAATAGCTCATAGGCTTACCTCAGCTTTCATACGGACTCGGTAAAGACCAGTCCCATCTATCACCGCCACGGTAGGCGTTGCGGAAGTGGTTTCTCTCGCCATCGCCAGAGAACCATAGGTAATCCGCAGGGAGGACACGACCGACCTCAACCTGACCTTCTCTCTCTGCATACCAGCGGGTCAGTACATCTATACAAAGAGTAATCAAACCATCATCGACCGGATTTTTCTCGTTGTACCCTACGAATTGTTTAGGTGTAGTCACGACCGTTATAATATCGCCGTAACCATGATCGACACGGTTGAGCGCACACCACACACAAGCGGCTTTCTCAGCGTCATAGCTGACCCCTCTGGCTTCTCCCCATAGCATTTTCGCCAGTACAATCACTTCCTCGTCTGTCCACGGCTGAGGTGTCACCTCCGGCTCTGGCTCCGGGGTGACTACCTCTACCACCTCGACAATGGGAGAAGGTTCTTCAACCTCAACCGTGGGTAATTTCAGACAGAGGACTGCGACAATGGTGGCGAACCACAGGAAGATTGAAAATCTCAGCCCTCGCAAGGGGTCTTAGACTTGCTGGACTTGGGCTTTGTCGAGGTTCCAGCGAAATAAAACTTGTCATCTACGCAGATAGGGAAATCGGGAAAGAGCTTGCTGGCGGTCTGCGTTCCACGGGAACAAATCTGCTCTGCCGCCGCCAGCGACATTTCATCTTTCACGAAGTCCTTCCCAGCAGCCATGACATACGGCACTTTGCCGTTAATGCTTTTCAGCTTCATTAGGTTCTCTCCTTTCACGGTTCCATGCTTCAACATCAACGCCGATACGCTTCAACATCTCCTTGCAGAGCCATGTGTAATCGTCCGGCATTTGATAATACTGGATAAGGCGGTCATGCTCGGCAGAGAAAGCGTCATAGAACTTCCGCAGGCGCTTCTTGCCGAAACCAAGGTGAACATGGAGGGTGTAAAGCACCATGGCGTCAATGTCATCGGCGTAGCGCCTGTCGGCTTCCACGATCTGACGATTGATTTCCATGTCCATCGCTTTTCTCTCGGCGGCAGTTAAGACCGCACCAAACACCTTGCCGCCAGCTTTCTTAATCCTCATACCTCAATGTCCTCGAAGAAGACGGGATAGGTCTGTTTCAGCAGGGTCAGGAGCATATTGGCAACAACCCGCATATCGGGGTGAGCCGCTACGGGACAGCGCATACAACAGAAGTGTCGCCACTCTCTGAGGTCAGCGGTCATGACCACCTCGGTTTTCAAGCTGTTCGGAAGGACAGATCGAGCTTCCTGCGGGGTGCAACCCTCATTCAGCAGATCAAAATAGGCGACCTCAGCGTGTTCACACGACCGCTTCCAGATACGATAGGGGGAGTCGGTGTCGGCAAAAGTGCAAGGACGAATAACGGTGATCTCGCCGCCGAAGCCCTCCTTGCCGTAATTGCAGTACCGAGTGGACTCCTGACAGAACGCCGCCAGACGATGACGGACGATCTCGTGGCTCACGCCCCGATCGCAGATGAAGCGAACGGTAAGAGAGCCATGCTCAATGACAGCTTCGTGACCCCGCTTGATAATGCCCAGGACGAACTTCTCTGCGCTCCCGTCCGTGATTTTGTCTTCGGACTTATAGCAAGTGCGCCCTGCGGCTTCGATGGTGGTCAGAAGGGTCTTATAATCGGGAGCGTTGATAAGCTCCACAGAAGGTTCAATGATTTTCATTTTCAGACTCCCTTTCATACCAAGGTTTGAAGTTGACAATCTGTTCGTAGAGGTTGTTTGCTCTGCCATCGAAACAGATTGCACGGTCATCGACATGAACAATGGAGGGAACTTTTCTCGCTTGAATTTGCACCATAGGGAACCCGTAGTGTTTCAGCCATTCAGCAATCGCCGTTTGTCCCTCAAAGGACTCCGCACGAGAAGAACAGATGACCACACATAAACCATCGCTTATGAGTCGTTCAATGACCTCTTTAATCCCTTCTACGGGAGGGTCAGGGATAACGGCAGCACCCTTCCACCCGCTTCGGTAGGAATGAATTACGCCATCGAAATCGAAAGAAACTGTTGGAATATACATACTTCACACCCCCGCAACATGGCTTGCCAGCATATCGGCTTGGTGTGTCCACAGCACATTCGGGTAGTTGCGAACAGCACGGGTGTAGTCATTCCACTCTGACTTGTCGGTGAAAGCGCCCATGTGATAGCGGATACACATGATTTCTTCATCAGTCAGTGTGTAGAACTGAGAGAGAAGCATGACGGACTTATCGCCGTGACCTTTCAGAAGGGTGTCAGGGTTGTACTCCCATGCCCGTTCGTCATAGATTGGTGTACGCCCACCATTAAATTCTTCAAAGTGACCTGCTACCGGGTGACGGTACTGGTCGATCTTGCACAGATCATGGAACATACCCACGATGTAGGGAGAACGGGACTTACGCCAGATCAGGTGATTGTCCTGAGTGAGCGTCAGGAGGTACTTCGTGACCATGTAGGAGTGTTCCAGAAGACCACCCTCGTAATTGCCGTGGTACTTGGTGGAAGCAGGGGCGGTGAAGAAGCCGTAAGTCATCAGATATTCCATCAGGTCATCAGAAACAACAGAGGTTCCGTCAGGCAACTTCATGAAGTTCAGAAAATCAGTCACTTCGGACTTTGAGAAGCAGTCAGGCATTTTCGTACTCCTTCCTGTGAATACTCTTTTCGCTGTCGAACCCGTCAGGGTAACGAGCCAGCAGCTTATCGACATTGTGCTGTGCCACATATTCGAGGGTCACACCCAAGCCGGTCGCCAACTGTGCGACATACCAGAGAACATCGCCCAGCTCGTCAATCATCTTCATCGGGTCGAAAGCATGACCCTGAAACTCGGTCTTTTTCAGAATGTCGATAC